CGAAGAGTAAATACGCGGCGCTGTCGGCGTTCAGCCGTGCCTTTACTGTCAATTTCACCGGCAACAACACCACGATCACCCTTAAGTTCAAAACTGAACCGGGTATGACGTATGAAACTCTGACCAGCTCCCAGGCTGCCGCGGTAGATGCGAAGAATGCAAACGTCTACGTGTATTACGCGAACGACACGGCAATCCTGCAGCAGGGAGTGATGTCCAATGGTGATTTCTTCGATGAGCGCCATGGCCTGGACTGGCTGCAGAACTTCGTGCAGACCAACGTGTTTAACGCGTTGTACACCTCAACCAGCAAAATCCCTCAGACCGAAGCAGGTATCACGCGCCTTCTCACTAACGTTGAGATGTCGCTGGACCAGGCTGTTTCGAATGGTCTGGTTGCGCCGGGCGTATGGAATGGCGGTGACATCGGCCAGATTACTGCGGGCGACACTCTGACCAAGGGCTATTACGTTTACGCACAGCCCCTGTCATCCCAAGCTCAGTCGGACCGCGAGAAGCGCCGCGCGCCTCTGATTCAGGCAGCTATCAAACTGGCCGGTGCAGTTCACTATGCCGATGTTCAGATCAACGTTGTTCGCTAAGGGGATATAGATGAGTACCTACAGCTTTATGGACATTACGGCGTCCATGACCGGACCGACCGGCTCAATCGACCTTGGCTATGGCTCTGCGAACTCCGAAGAGGGGATCACGGTAACGATGACCGAGGCTAAAAACACCATGACGATTGGTGCTGACGGCGAAACAATGCATAGCCTGCATGCAGGTAAGAGCGGAACCGTCACCATCAACCTTCAGAAAACCTCGCCGGTTAATAAGAAGCTTTCCCTGATGTACAACGCGCAAAGCCAGTCTTCTGCGCTGTGGGGGAATAACGTGTTTTTGCTTCGAAATAAAGCATCAGGCGACATCGTTACCATCCGTTCAGCGGCTTTCCAGCGCCAGCCTGACTGGAACAACCCAAAGGTTGCCGGAATGGTCGCGTGGGTGTTTGACGGCGGCAAAATCGACGAAGTGCTCGGGGAGTTTTAATCGATGGAATTTGAAATCAAAGGCGTGAACTACCGCGCATCAAAGCTCAGCGTTTTCGACCAGCTGAAAGTGTCCCGCAAGCTACTCCCGGTTCTGGCCGGGATGCTAGGCGACTTTCAGGGCATCAAGGCTGCCGCACAGGGTGGCGATGTCTATAAAGCCCTCGAAACCGCGCTGCCGAAAATCGCAGATTCCCTGGCAGAGATGAGTGAAGCCGATACGAATGCGATCATCTTCCCCTGCCTGTCCGTGGTGGCACGGCAGAACGGCAAGGTATGGGCGCCGGTAATGGTTCAGGGTTCGCTGATGTTCGACGACATCGATCTGATGAGCATGCTGCAGATCGTTGGTCGGGTGGTAGGCGACAGCCTGGGAAATTTTTTGCCCGCAGCCCCCGACAAAGAGATTGCGGACAACTCAGCGGCCTGACACTCGAATCTCTGGCGGATGGTGAAGATTTTCTGATGCGCCCGGTTGACGCCGGGTACATCAGCTACACCGCGCTTAAAGACGGCTCAGTAGACCTCGCTGATGTGGCAAGAATGAATGACTGGCTCGACCTGAAAGCAGACAACAACAACCGCATTGAGCGCTGGAGACAGGATAATGAACGCTGAGACTATCAAGGATTTTCTGGTAAGCCTCGGCTTTCAAGTTGATGATGCCGGAGCGCGAAAGTTTGAGTCTGTGGTGCTGGGTACAACTCTGCAGGTGATCAAGCTCGGTGTGGCAGTGGAAGCTACCGCCCTCTCAGTGGTGGCTTTCACAGCCAAAATCGCCAGCGGACTTGATAACCTCTACTGGATGTCTCAGCGAACAGGCGCAACAGTTGAGGGTATTCAACGCATAGGCTATGCAGTAAGCCAGATGGGAGGTTCGGTTGATGCTGCCCGCAACTCAATGGAGGGGCTGGCGCACTTCATGCGCAACAACCCAGGCTCTGAAGGCTTCCTGAATCGCCTGGGAGTACTAACCCGTGACGCCAGTGGCAACATGCGCGATATGGCGAGCATCTTTACCGGCGTGGGGCAGAAGCTCAGCAATATGCCGTACTACCGAGCTAATCAATATGCTCAGATGCTCGGCATTGATGAAAACACATTGATGGCGATGCGTCGCGGACTGGGTCAGTTCAATCAGCAATACACGCAGATGGCTAAGGCTATCGGCTTCAATGCAGACCAGGCCGCTATCAGCTCCAACAAATTCATGACATCGCTGCGCGCCTTCGGGCAAATGGCGGGAATGGCACGCGATAAAATCGGCTCCAGCCTGGCAGAAGGTTTGTCGGGTTCTATCGACACATTGCGTAGGCAGATCGTTGATAACTTCCCGAAGATAGAGCAGACGATCACCAGTGGCGTGAAGGGCATTCTCTGGATGGCTGAGGTAATTGGCCGGGCAGTTTATCGCCTCATTCAGGCTGCCGGAGATATACGGGAATGGTGGAATACGCTCGATAAGAGCACTCAGCAACTGATTGAAACGCTCGGCGCTCTTGTTCTTGCGTGGAAGCTGGTTAACAGCGCATTTCTTACCTCTCCGATTGGTCGGATCATCGCGCTAGGTCTCGCCATTCTCAGCCTGTATGACGACTACAAGACGTGGCAGGCTGGCGGAAAATCACTTATCGACTGGGAGAAATGGCAGCCAGGCATCGACTCCGCTAAAAAGGCACTGGACTGGTTCACTGATAAGCTGAATAAGCTCAACGATGGCACCCTGACATGGAAAGGCACGCTTCAGTCTCTTTCAGATTTCATGAAAGGGGACTGGTCGAAATCGATTAATGATGCGATCGCCTCTGTAAATCGGGCCTTTGGTGGATTCCTCACTCAGATTGGGGAGAAATTCGCTAATAGTCCTTTCTGGAAAACACTGCAGCGCCTCCATGTCTTCAATGAGAAAGACACTCAGGATATGCTGAATTTCTTCAGCGGCGAGGGTAGCAAGCCAGTTGCACCAGTTGCCCCAGCTAGCGCTGAAAGAATGCCCGGCGAAGATGACGGACCAGAAGCAATTTATCCTGTCGACGGTCCTGCCTCACAATATGCCCAGTCACTGAAGCGCGGGGAGCGCAACAACAACCCAGGCAACCTGAACTTTGCAGGACAGGCTGGCGCAATGCTGGAAGGCAGTGGCGGGCGATTCGCTAAGTTCCAGTCCGCTTATGATGGTTTACGCGCCATGGCCCGCCAGCTGATGCTCTATGCAAAGCGCGGAATAAACTCCGTAGAAGGCATTATTTCCACGTGGGCTCCATCTTCCGAGAACAACACTGGTGCTTATGTTAACTCCATATCATCGCGTCTGGGCGTTGACCCAAAAGCCGCGCTTAACCTGCAGAACCCACAGGTACTGTCTCAATTGATGAACGGCATCATTCATCATGAGAATGGTCGCAACATCTACTCAAGCGAGCTTGTAAACCGTGCTGCATCAGGCGCCGCCTCGCCTACCGTCACTCAGGAAACAAACATCCATATTCACGGGGTGAGTGATCCGGAGCGCGCCGCTAGCAGTGTGGCAGAGCGGCAGATGGGCGTTAACTCACGGCTAACCCAGCAACTTACTCCGGCGGTCAGATAATGGATATTCTCTCTACGCTATTTTCACAGCAAAGCAGGAAGATAGGCCTGATTATCCCGGACGTGGTTATCTCTGAGAAGCACAGCGATGTGCTGGAAATTACAGAGCATCCTACGGAGAATGGCGCGCCGGTTGCAGACCATGCATACAAGCGTCCATCTGAGCTGACAATGGACGTCGGCTTTTCAGGTGGAGGCTCGTTGCTGGATTTTGCGAGTTCGTTCACTGGCACTAGCTTGCTGGGGCTTAGTCCAAAAGAGACCTATCAGCAGCTATTAGATTTACAGGCCAGTCGCGTGCCGTTTGATGTAGTCACAGGAAAACGCATCTACAGCAACATGCTGATCCGCGTGCTGGATGTCACTACGGACCGCACCTCAGAGAACGTCCTTATGGCCTCACTGACTCTCAAAGAGGTCATTATCTCCCAGACGCAGACGATCAGCGTGGCAAGCAAATCAGACATGGCGGATGGTGTAAGCACATCACCAGTGCAGAACACCGGCACCAAGTCAGTGAAGAGCGCCAATGAGTCCGTACTTTCTAAACTCTCAAGTTACTTTTCGGGGTAAGCATGCAGGGATATGAAATCCCGCTATCTCCGGACAATCAGGCATTCAATATCAACCTGAGCAACACCACATACCGGCTGCAGGTAGAATGGCGTGACTTCGCGTGGGTGCTTGATTTAATGGATAGCGGCGGCAATGAAATCGTGAGCGGAATCCCCATGGTGACAGGCGGCAACCTGCTTTCGCAGTGGGGCTACCTTAATCTGGGATTCGCGCTCGAGGTGGCCTGCGATGACGCTTCGCAGGATTACCCAACCAAAACTGACCTTGGCATTCGCAGCCATCTCTACGCAATCACGGGGTCAGCATGAGCCAGAACTGGATGCGTCACTTTGAACTGTTGCTAGTCGATGAGTCTGGCGCCGGCATCAGCCTTTCAGATTTCAAAGTCGTATTTAATATCGAGTGGACGAATGCGCTATGGCCGCGCGTTGCGACGGTGAAAATCTATAACCTGAAGAAAGACACTGTCAGCCGGATTCAGGGCAAGGAGTTCTCCAGGCTGAAGATGATCGCCGGTTACGATGGCCTGGCTGCGCCGGTCGATGCCAGTCAGGTTGGTATTGTGCGCAATGTTGATGCTACGCAGGTCGGGCAGACTGACGGTCAGAACTTCGGCCAGATATTCGATGGCGAGATTCGCTTTACGATAACCGGACGCGATAACCCGACCGATACATACATCCTGATTCAGGCCATCGACGGTCATCAGGCGTTTGTGGCTGCGAAGGTCAACACCACCCTGGCAGCCGGTTACACGGTGGCAGATTTGCATACAGCCACAATGCAGAGCTTCCAGCCTTTTGGCGTCACGCAGGGCATTACCGCGCCAATGCCGGATACGGTTTTCCCTCGCGGGCGTGTGATGTATGGCATGGCGCGCGACGTGATGAGCAACGTGGCTGACCAGTGCAATGCCAACTGGCAGATCGTGGATGGTCAGGCGCAGATGGTCAGCACTGACAAGTACATACATGAGGCGATCGTGCTTAACAGCCGCACCGGACTCATCGGCATGCCACAGCAGACTATGGGCGCTGGGGTGAACGTTCGTTGCCTGATCAACCCTAATATTCGGGTTGGCGGACTGATAGAGCTCGACCAGGCATCTGTGTATCGCTCAGCGCTCTCCAGCGACGAAGTCCAGCGTTCCGGAGTTCGCATATTTGAGACCGAAAATAACGGGAATCTGAACGTTAACGGAACACTGCAACAGCCCGCAAGTATTGCGACCGATGGCGTTTATATCGTGCGTGGCATTATGTACACTGGTGATACACGCGGCCAGGCGTGGTATATGGACATGATGTGCGAAGCGCGTGGCGCAGTTGACCTCTTGGCTGCAACTGCGATGAATAGATATTTAGGATGAATGAAAAGTGAAAACAATAAGAGTTTTTTCAGTACTGCTACCAATATTACTAACCGCATGTGCTTGGGATCCTGGTGGATTCAAGGCTCAGGGAAAATGGCTGGCTCAAAAAAAAGAAGAGCAAATAAATAACAAGCGCAAGGCTGCAGAGACAAAGGCCATTCGAGAGGCAAATGAAGATAAAATTGAAGCGCAATTCAAAGCGTCTCATCCTGAGGTTCCCATCGGGGATATGAACATTTCAAAATTTAATAATGTACAAGGAAAATTTGGCACTGCATTAAATAATTTAGGGTTCGTAACCCGTTATCCGAATAAGCAAACCTCTGATAATGTATACTTAAAAGTCGGATCCAATGATTTGACCCTTAGACGCTTTCAAATAGCTTTAGAAGAATACGCAAAGGAATGCAGGCGAGTGTCCGCATATAACAACACTGACTATACGAATTTATGTATTTCAAACTTAACAAAAGCGCTCAATGATTTTTCAGCAGTGTTAAAAAATAGGCGCATACCCAATAAAACTAAAGCAGTTGCTCTAGACGAAGCGACGTTTGGAAACTTTATTGATTTCGAGCATGCGGCGAAACTGGCCATCATGCATACCAAACTTTGCCAGCAGCAAGGTAGTCAAGGCTATGTCGGAATGCTTAGTGTTGCCGCTCCTTGTAATGGGCGGGGCGATGTTTACAGTATCGTTGCAGCTGAAAAGATGGGTTTATTGTAAATCTAACTCTTGTTTATCAACCCGCTTCGGCGGGTTTTTTATTGGAGCTAATATGCCAGTTTCACCACAATCACAGGCTGGCGGTGAATCGCAGGCCTATAAGGCCTTGTCAGATTCCATCTTCTCCATGCTCCGCGTCTCCATGCCAGGCATCATCCAGTCTTTCGATCCGGTTGCAGTAACCTGCACGGTGCAGCCAGCGATTAGCGGGCAAACAGCCGACGAGTTAGGCAACTTCAAGTCTCAGCCACTGCCGTTGCTTCTGGATGTTCCGGTGATATTTCCCCGCGGTGGAGGGTGCACCCTTACGTTCCCGGTAAAAGCGGGTGATGAGTGTCTGGTTATCTTCAGTGACCGATGCATTGATTTTTGGTGGCAAAACGGAGGTGTTCAGGAGCCGGTTGACCCGCGGCAGCATGACCTTTCTGATGCTTTCGCCTTGGTGGGCCCGATGTCTCAGGCGCAGAAAATAAGCGCCATAAACACCAGTTCCGTAGAACTTCGCAGTGACGATGCCGACACAAAGATAAGCCTCAACCCATCGACAGGGAAAATAACCGGGACTGCACCGGGCGGCTTTGATTTAAACGGGCTGCAAATACTATCGGATGGGCGCCTGCAGCTTGTCGACGGAACGATAGTGGATAAGCATACTCACGGCGGAATCCAGCGTGGCGGCAGCAACACCAACCCTCTTGGATCATAAAGATGCGATACAGACGCGAAGATGAAAACGGTGATTACACCTTCGGGAAAGGGGATGACACATGGCTGATTAACTCGCCGGAGTGTGTCGCCCAAGCGATCAAGACGAGATTCCTGCTCTGGTACGGTCAGTGGTTCCTCGACACGACAGAAGGCACACCATGGGTGCAATCGGTCCTCGGGAAGCAGAAACCAGAAACGTACAACTTGGCTATCCGTAAAAGGATACTTGAGACGCCCGGTGTAAACTCGATTAAGTCATTCGATACCAACCTGAACACCTCCTCCCGACGTGTGATTTTCACCGCAACCATCGACACCATTTACGGAACGACGACCGTCACAAGCGAGGCATAATGGCTCTCAATCTCGATACGCTGGGGCTCTCCGCTACGGTGACCGCCTCAGGGATAAGTGCGCCCGATTACCAGACCATCCTGAGCACCATCACCAGTTATTTTCAGCAGATTTACGGCACTGACGCCTACTTAGATCCAGACAGTAAAGATGGTCAGATGGTTGCTCTTTTGGCGCTGGCAGTGCATGACGCCAACAATACCGCCATTCAGGTTTATACGTCCTTCTCTCCATCCTCCGCGCTGACGGATGCCCTCACGCGCAACGTTAAAATTAACGGCATCACGCGTAAGCCTTCAACTAACTCGACGGTTGACCTGACGCTAAATGGCACCGCCGGCACCACGATCACCAACGGCTCCGTTAAGGATGCGAACGGTATTATCTGGAACCTACCCGCCAGCGTTACGATTGGCGTGGGTGGCTCAGTGACTGTGACAGCAACCTGCGCGGTGCCGGGTGCCGTAGCAGCGGTGATTGGCTCAATTACGCAGATCAACACCCCAACTCGCAACTGGACAGGCGTTACCAACTCAGTGGCAGCAGCAGTTGGCTCAGATGCGGAAAAGGACTCGGCACTGCGCATCAGGCAAGGCCAGAGCGTTGCTATCCCATCCCTTACACCATTTGAAGCCGTCGATGGCGCACTGGCTAATGTCGCTGGCGTTACCCGGCACAAACTCTATGAGAACGATACCGGCGCGACTGATGCCAATGGCATTCCCGGTCACTCTATCGCTGCCATTGTGGAAGGCGGAGATGTCACCCTGATTGCACAAACTATCCGGGGAAAAAAAGGCCAGGGCGTGGGAACGTTCGGCAGTACAACCACTCAGGTGCCTGACAAATACGGCAACCCCCACAACATCAGTTTTTCACGACCGACTAATGTCCCGATTTATGTGGATCTGGTGTTGAAGGTATTCACCGGTTACACCACGCAAATCGGTGAGCAGATAAAGCAGGCAATAGCTGACTACATCAACTCCCTGACGATCGGGGATGATGTATTACTCAGCCGCCTGTATTCACCTGCAAACCTCGGCGTAGTCAGTGACGGTAATGCTCGTTATTACGACATTAACAGCCTGCAGATAGGCAAGTCAGCAGGTTCCGTGTCCGCATCAAACATTGTCATCGCCTATAACGAATCCGCCACCTGCAGCGCAGCGAACATCTCCATTACGGTGTCGCCATGAGCAAATACACAGACCGCATAACCAACTATCACCGGCGGAAGCCCCTGTTTGTTGAGCACGTTGATTTGTCGACCCGCCCACTCTCAGACGTATCTTCTGCGATGTATGGGCTGATTTCAGCGTTTGATATCGATGACGCGGTTGGCATTCAACTTGATGCGCTGGGTGAGTGGATAGGCAGAAGCCGGATTGTCAGCCAGCCAATAGCAGGCGTGTATTTCTCTTTTAATACCGATGGCCTGGGTTGGGATCAGGGCGTGTGGCAGGGGCCATATGATCCCGACTCAGGATTTACCAGCCTAAGCGACGACACGTACAGAATCGTTCTGAAAGCAAAAATAGCTATCAATAACTGGGATGGGCAGAACGATAGCCTTCCTCCAATTCTTGAAGCTGCACTCGAAGGCTCAGGCCTGAAAATGCAGATCGTCGATAACCAGGATATGACGATTTCGGTATGGGTATTTCCTGAGACGGATATCTCCCTGGTGTCGCAAGAGCTTATTGCTGCAATTAAACAAGGATATCTGACGGTAAAAGCTGCAGGTGTATGGGCTGGAGATATTCAGACACCTTCAATACTGACACCATCGGTCGGAACGAAATTCTTCGGATTCGACATGGATAATGAATTTATTGCCGGATTTGATGATGGCGCATGGGGAGTAACACTTTAATGGCAACTAATAACTTTAAACCGTTTGCAACAGGCAATGGCGCTAATGTCACCACACAGTCAGACTATGAAGCCCTCACAGCATTGCTTAGTGGCTTCCAGGCTGGCAAGGCTAGCTCAGCCCAAATAAACAAAGCCCTTCGTCAGGGGACGGTCATGGCTGCAATGCTGGGTGCATTTATGAATGACAGAGGCATAGATGCTAAAGATGATGGAAATCTCATCACGCTGCTGGCCAACTTCAAATCAGCACTGACTAGCCTATCGGACACAAGATATCTGGGCACTGCAAACAAGCTTGTTGAATTTCTTAATGCCGGATCTCAGGCACAAGCTGATGCCAGATTTAATATAGGGTGCGGCGCAGCCGCCACAAGAAACGTGGGGACTGCAACCGGAAATATTCCCGACATGGCAAGCTTTGCAAGCCTACAGTCATCAAGCGGCTATCAGCAATTGCCTGGCGGGCTAGTTTTGCAGTGGATCAATAGCACCGCACCTGACGGCACAACGAGTGGATCAGTAGCTCTGCCTGTCGCTTTTAGCAATCAAACGCTTGTTGCCTTTATCTGCGATTCTATTACGACTGGATCACCCAGCAGCTTCAACTTAGCCTGGAGCATTAACACGACAACCAGGAGTTCAATCTCTTGGGTTGCAACTTCCGCAGGCGTCGGAGCCTTTACAGTTTTAGCAATAGGTAGATAAAAATGACTAAATTTTATTCGGTTTCAACAAACGGTTTCTACTCCGAGGAAATGAACGGCGATACCATTCCTGAGGATGCGATTGAAATAACCGATGAGGAGTGGGGCGCTTTACTTGATGGTCAATCTAAGGGCAAGCTAATCTCCTCAGACAAAAAAGGCCGTCCGGTCCTTAAGGACTACCCAGCGCCTACGGCAGAGCAACTCGCTGTAATGGCTGCGTCTGAAAAAGCAAAGCTTCTCGCCCTTGCTACCATCGCAATCGATCCATTACAAGACGCCGCAGACCTTGAAATTGCAACAGACAAAGAAGCGGCAAGCCTCAAGGCGTGGAAGACTTACCGCGTGATGGTTAATCGGATTGATACGTCAAAGGCACCCAATATAGATTGGCCTAAGGCGCCTGAGTAACAGCTTTCCGCCTTACCTTGTCTCTGATCTTCCTGATGTTCTCATCAATCAGATAAATGCAAACCAACGACATTGCGATTGATATGATGTATCCAATTATGAATATCTCCCATCCGCGATTCTGCTCATTAAAACCTACGATATACCAAGCTACATACCCGCCAAAATACTGACATAGAAAAACCGGGTAAGACAGGTCACCCATTAATCTGGCTACCTTACCCGGCCTTCCTTCTGGATTTAAATCACATACAGATATAACTATCAACATCGATATTATGTTGTTTAAATAGTAATTAAATGGATGCCAACTTCCATTCTGGCTTATGTTGAACAACTCCCAGTTCGCGAAAAAGAGAAACACTGAAGCAGAAAGTAATGCCCACTGGTAACGTTTAAATGCATTCATGATCGCACTCATGGATTTCACTTTTGAGTATATAAAGTATCCAAGCGACCCTAAACTAAAGGGCAATATAGCTGCTAAGAAAGGGAAGTAAGCCATTGTTGGCTCACCAGTGCTGCGGTAAATAAATATGTGATATGCAACCGATGCTGCAATGCTGAGCAAGGTACAGGCAAGATTGCGCGCTATAAATAACCAGAGGAGGAAGTAACAGACCAGCTCTACCGCAACAGACCAGCTAGATGTGATTATCCTGAACCTGTATGAGTCAGCGAAAAAAGGATACGAGTCCGTAAATGCCCCAAATGTATTCGGCACTGCATAATCTGACAAGAAAGCCCATGGGAATATTAGAGCATTACCCAGCCAATCTAATGGGAGGTGATTACGTGGCCATGAAGGATGGAAATTAATCGTATTCGGCATTAGGTAAATTATAAGTATGCCAACGGCCAAGAAAAAAAAGTAAGTGGGATATAGACGAAGGAACCTGTTTACAGAAAAGCTAATAACGTTGAATTTATATGTTTTATTAAGTATCAGCGTGATAAGAAAACCACTAATGACATAGAAGAAGTTGACTGCGAATTGACCAAGAAAAGGCAATTTACCGGTAAGATGAAACGCCACCACGCAGCTCGCAAGTAAAAATCTGATTATCCCTAACATGCGCTAAGGCTCCGTAAAGAATTTGTAAGGCGTAAAGATACCATTCAAACCAGATGGCATCCATGCAGACATGGATCATAAAAAAGCCCCGGCGACGGGGCAGCTGCAGACCGCGCCAATCTCAGCAGGCTGCGGGGTGGGTGATTTGAGATTGGTCACTCACCACGTCCAGCGCCAATTAAAAACCCTGCACCATCAACCCCTTTACAAATCTGTCCACCGCTCCGCCTTGATCAAATCTACCGATCGATATTACTGTTTATTCATACAGTATTTATCAGAGGAGGATTTATCATGGCGAGAGAGAGTGACATACACGCGGCGTTCACTGGAGCGATAACGAAGGACGGCAGAGGCCGGCAGATTGTCACCACTGCGGCATTCCAGAAGCGGCTGGATGACGTTAATCATGTGTGGACGCTGGCAGAGTGCAATCGGTGGATTCGGCGTTACCAGAACTTCTTCTTCGAGCTCGTTACCGAGGAAAGCGAGAATAAGACCTGGTCGTTACGCAACATGGGATACGTGAGGTAATTATGGGATTTCCATCACCAGCGTCCGATTACATCGAGCGGCGCATCGACCTTAACGATGTCCTGATGCCTCACCGCAACAACATGATCCTGATTGAGACGCCCGACGGGTTCGTGCTGGCGGACAAATCTCTGAAGCCAGTACCGGGCGACAAGGTAGCATTCCAGATGGGAGAGTTCCCGCAATTAGGCAAATTGTTCAGTACAGGGATTATCACCTCAGACGGTGAGACGATCGACGGAGAGGGCATGGAAGGGATTATCGTGCTGGGGAAGGTGACGGCAGAGGTAGTTTCCGTACATGAGCCTAGCAGGCCGATAATCTAAATTTTTCTATGTGATATTTCTTTAGATTCAACAGGTTGGCAGATTGAAATTAAAGTGCGCTCTGATGAAGACTATTTTGTGGTTGAGATTTTTCGTAGTTGGATGTAAATATCTTATAAACAATGCTGATGTATTGAAGGTTGCGCCAACACTAAATTATATTGTTTTAGCGTTGCTCAAATTATTAAATCAAGGATTGAAAAATTTATGGCTAACAGGAAAAATAATTATAAGTCTGTATATAGTGAATATTTATTAGCAACTGTAATTGGATTATTTGTTTTGGTTTGCTATAAATTGATGTTGCATTATATGTATATCAATAAATCTATTTTTTTTGGCGTAACCATTCAAGATACCAAAGCAGTAGATAATTTTAAAGAATTTCAGTGGTATTACATTGGGGTTTTAGTCTCGGTCTTTCTGCTTCCATCAGTTGTTTATTTTATTGAAAAATTTGAACTTGAAAAAGGTAGAGTGAAAACATGGTGGGTTTATAGTTGTGATCGAAATTTATGGCCTAATTTCATGGGGCATATTGGGAAGGGCGCATCAGTGCTTTTTCAGGTTTTTTACGGAGTAACCTTCTGCTTTATATCAGACTCAATTGAAGTTCCTTCTGAGTTAACAATGGGGTTTATTATCTTGTCAAATACTGCTGCTGTATTGTTTATTTTGATAAGGTCTGTGAACTCAAGGAGGCATGTAGTGCCTGTTCCTTATAGCCCTGATGAAAAAGATGAGGTTGATAAGTGAAAACTTATTCGGCTTAGAACCGTTTGTGAATCGAAAATTTCCCGAAACTGATACGAAATTACTCGCAAGTGTTTGATCTTGAACGAGTGCATTAGTAAGTATTGCAACCATAAAAAGGGGTGTTTTTGTTATTCAACCTACTGTTAAATAAAAGAAAAACCCCTATATATCGAAAACAGGAATCGTATTCGGTCTTTTTTTGGTTGGCATTTAAGAACAGCAACTTACAATATAATCAATCAGTTAAACCCGATACTGTTACCTTCTGTTCTACTCTGCTGGACTCTGTGCCGCCACTTTGTCGCCATTTTTCTTCGCCATCAACGCCAGCGGATTGCAGCGAATTGCATCTTCAAGATGGTCGGGCGCGAAGTGCGCATAACGCATAGTCACCCTGATGTCGGAATGCCCGAGAATTCTTTGCAGCACGATGATATTTCCCCCGGCCATCATAAAGTGACTGGCAAAGCTATGGCGCAGTACATGGCTCATCTGACCTTCAGGTAATTCAATACCGGCCAGGCGAATGACCCGATAAAACTGGCGATAGCACTCTGCAAAAAAACGTCCCTCTTTGTCTTTTAATTCGTTATACAGGGCGTTGTCGATGGGTACCGAGCGGTTCTTTTTGCCTTTGGTATTGATGAAAGTGATTTTGTTTGGAGCCAATTGTGAGGCTTTAAGATTCGCGGCTTCACTCCACCGGCACCCGGTTGAAAGGCAGATTTTGATAATCAACGTCAGATCAGGGTTATCGTGAACTTTGCAGGCGGCAAAAAGCTTTTGTATCTGGTTTTCAGTCAACCATGCCATTTCTTTCTCTGGCTGATCAAACTCCCGTATATTTTTAAGTGGGTTGGGGTAGCTGATTTCGCCAAGCCGTTCCAGCTCATTGAAAAGAGCGCGAAGGAATGCAT